GACCCTTGATTTTGTAAGTTTATTAGGTTTTGAGATGAACCAGAAGGTAAATTTATGGTAAGTGGAACAACACTTGTGGATGTTGGCGCGATTGTTTGCCCTGCAGTAAAAGTATTTGCATTAGCAAGATACGGGACAATCGTTGAATCTACTATGAGGTTAGATGCTGAAGTTGTGAGAGATGAGCCGATACCTAAACCGATATTTGCTGAGGTTGAAGTTCCTGAGTTTGTTATTGGCGCGGTTACGGATATGACACCTGAAGGGCCAGATACGCCTTGAAGGCCTTGAGTTCCTTGCGCGCCTTGTGCGCCCTGAGTGCCCTGAATACCTTGAATAGAGCTAGAGGACAGCGTGGTGTTAACCCAGAGTACGCCTTGATTGGCAGGAGCGGCCGCGCCGAATACGACACCTTGAACTCCGAGGTTTCCTTGAATACCCTGAGAGCCTTGCAGGCCTTGGGCACCTTGGATACCAAGAGTTCCTTGTGAGCTTTGTGGGCCTTGAATACCTTGAGCACCCTGCGTTCCTTGAGCACCTTGGGAGCCAGTATTACCTAAGAAACCTTGAGCTCCTTGTAATCCCTGAGTTCCTTGGGTACCTTGTGAACCTGCAAGCCCTTGAGACCCCTGAACTCCTTGAGAGCCTAAAGTTCCAATAGTTCCTTGTACACCTAATGAGCCTTGAATACCCTGAGTTCCTTGTGCGCCGATTAAACCTTGTGTGCCTTGAGCGCCTGTGTTACCCGTTGTTCCCTGCGCGCCAGTTGATCCTGTTGCACCAGTAGAACCCTGCAAGCCTGTTGTACCTTGTGAGCCAGTCTGACCTGTGGTTCCTTGAATACCGATTGTGCCTTGAGAACCTGTGTTACCAGTTGTTCCCTGAGTACCCTGCATACCAGTAGTACCTTGTGCGCCTGTTGATCCTTGCAAGCCAACTGCACCCTGAGTACCGATAGCACCCTGGATACCCGTAGTTCCTTGAGTTCCAGTAATTCCTTGCGCTCCGATAGTGCCTTGAGTTCCTTGTGGGCCTGTACCTGCGGTTTGAGCAAAACTGATGGCATCTGTGCCGATGATGATGTAGCCGTTAGTGCCTGTACCAACATTGTATTGAATATAGTTTTGACTTGATTGAGTGCTACCAGCAACTATGAAAAGATAATCTCCGTATTCAACCTGACCAGCAGTTGAGTTGTTATAGTCAGTAGCGCGAGTTAAAACATACGGCGCAATAATATTTCCAACTGTTGTAACTGTATAAATACCGTTGTAAAGAGCGTTAGTCTGATTCTTAACAAGTACGCGATCATTAAGGGATAGCGATACGCCATCAATTGAAATAGCACCGTTTGTATTATGCGTAAGTTTTGCGCCAATACCAAAGCCACCGCCTGCATCGGCTGAACCTGCGGCATAAGTAGCGTTAAGATCGGCAGTTGAGGCAACGCGAGCAGAAGCGTGTGCGTTATTAGAAGCTAATGGGCCAACTAATCCTTGAAGCCCTTGTAAGCCTTGAGCGCCTTGAAGCCCTTGCACTCCCTGAGTGCCTTGTGCGCCAACTGAACCCTGAATACCTGTTGTGCCTTGATTGCCTTGCAATCCTTGAAGTCCGGTGATGCCTTGAGTTCCGTTAGTACCCTGAATACCGTTTGTACCTTGACGGCCTTGAACACCCTGAACGCCCTGCGAGCCAATAGTTCCCTGTGTGCCAACGGTTCCTTGTGTACCTGTTGCGCCTTGAGTTCCCGTTGTTCCTTGCGAGCCAGTCATGCCCTGAGCGCCAGTAACGCCCTGCAAGCCAAGCAAGCCTTGAACGCCTTGTGTACCCTGAACACCTTGAACGCCCTGTGTGCCTTGCGTTCCAGTTGCGCCTTGTGTACCTACCGCGCCCTGAATACCTGTGTTGCCCTGTACGCCCTGAACTCCTTGCGTACCTTGCAAGCCTAATAGACCTTGCGTACCTTGAACGCCTTGGATTCCTTGAGTTCCTTGCGTTCCTTGCGTACCTTGCAAGCCTAATAGACCTTGCGTACCTTGAACGCCTTGGATTCCTTGAGCTCCTGTATAGCCTTGCACACCTGATCGTCCAGTGGTTCCTTGGGAACCATGCCCTCCCACCAGCCCCTGTACCCCTTGTGCCCCCTGTATACCTTGTGACTGTGCATACCCATAACCTTGTGCTCCCGTTGCTCCTTGAATACCTTGAGCAGCGTACTGTCCAGCAACGCCTTGTGCGCCCAACTTACCTTGAGTTCCCTGAATACCTTGTGCGGTAAACCCTGGAAGAATGTTGGTATTAGTCTCAGGAGTTACGCTGATGACTATTGGTGCAGGGGTAACTACCTGGATTGCGCATTGACAAGGCCAGTTATTACAAGAGTTGCAGTAGCTCAATTATTACCAGCTTCCATTCAAGGCGCCAGAAGAGTCGGTTACAGCTTGAGTTACGAATACTTGACCTTTTAGGTACGTGATCGCCACCTGTGAGTTAGATACTTCAGTGGCAAGTAGATCCCAGAACCCACGAACAGGTAGGTATTGAGTGTCGTTTACGCTTAGGGTTAGTTGGACTTTGCTGATAGCAGATGAGTAAGACAAGATATTTACGGTAAAGTTGGCGTAGATTGAAGGGGCATTTGGGTAAGTGCGGATTTGAGCGGCCCAAGTGAATAGTGAAGCGTCAAATGGGAAATCAAACTCAATAGCATAGCTATTACCTTGATAGAGGACAATGTCGTAATTTTGAGCATTAGTTGGTAGGGGGGATTTACCTGTAAGGTTGTTCTTAATGTAAACTCTCTCCGGCTTGCGGGAGTCATCTACCTCTTGACCAACATAGATAGGAACATACTTGTTAGTTGTGCGGGATGTCCGAATAAGAGTTCCCATTTCAATCTTCCACAGACCTACATTTAATTGTGCACAGAGGGTCTTGTATTGTTCCCAACGTTGTTGAATGATTCCTGTTAATTGGCGATAGCGCTCAGATCGGGGAATATTAACACCGTCTGGGGCTTGAATATCAATATCAAATGCAGCGTCTGTAGCCAAAGCCCAGAGAGCTTCAATGGTAGCTAAAATAGCAACTGGATATTCCTCAACAGCATCTAATGATGAGATAGTCACTTGAGTGCCAAAAGAATCTACACGGTTATATGTATGCTGGTTTACAGCATCATTAATAAAATTACATAGTTCAGAGTCTAAAAAATAACGATCTTGAAGACCCTCTACAAAGATAGTGGCGTTATTTGCTGGAGCTGTGACAAAGGTGATAATTCCAGTATCTTCCTCGATAGTATATCCATAAGGATAGGCAATAGGGTTACTATTGATAGTTACATAGAGATTAGTTGTTTCAATAGGCTTAATGCCTGTGGGGAATATGGTAGTTGTTCCATCGCCAGTGGCGGTAAAGTTGAAGGCTTTTTGCTGATCCCCAAGCTCTAAACGAACTCTAGAGAGAATGTCAGATAAAGCAGCCACAGAAACTCCCTACATTACGGTATGTATAATGATGGCGCATAGCGCTTGAAAAATCTCTACAAACGAAGAAGGCGCCCGTAGGCGCCCACTCCTAACAGGTTATGCTTAGATAACTCCTGCCAAGTAACCCTTTTCCTTAAGGTGCTGGGCTACATGTTTCTTAACTTTGTACTTTTGACCAGCTTTAAAGTTATAGTTATTTCCATGTCCAAGAGTCATGTTTTCAAGATCTTGTACTACACGGATTTCTACTTCATCTTCTTCAGTGGCTCCAACTGTAATCGCATCATCCACAATAACTGTGGCGCGGTTAGGTTGAGTTGCATCGATAGTGGTGGTCTCTAGGTCTACTTTCGCCTGAGCTGTAGCCATCGACATTGAGTTTGCGGCATCTTGCTGAGCTGAAAATGCTTGCTCTTGAAGTTGCTCGCGCATACGACCTGTTACATCAGTGGGCTTTGCTTTTGCCATTAGTTTTCTCCAATTTAGTGTCTCTGTTAGATAAGGCGGGGGTTTCAACGCCCCCGCCCTTTAAGCTATTAAGTTTTTCTTAGTTGGTCTCCGCAATTACTACGCTCTGATCTGTAATTAGACCAAGACCGAAGATTGAGTACCAAGCAAGTGCGTGCTCACGACCGAAGTCCAAGATACCGCCATCGCGGAGTTCGACTGGAAGTGAGATCGCGTGACCGAACGCGTTATCTCCAATGAAGATAGCTGAGTAGCGG